GTATAAAACTATCAAAGCTCATTTTACAAAGATATCTCTAGGGAAACATCTACAAAGCATGGTTTTAATGCATCTGGCTTTATATACGATGAGCTGCATGGAATGAAAGACGATGGAACAGAGAATTTATGGCAAGTATTAGAAACAAGTACAGGAGCTAGAAAGCAACCATTAGCCATAGCTATTACTACTGCAGGGTTCGATAAATACTCTGCATGTTATAAGATGTATAGCTATGCATGTGATGTAAGAGATGGAATTATAAAAGATGAGCAATTTCTGCCAGTAATATTTGAAGCCGATGCAGATGCAGATATAGCAGATCCTGCTACATGGGAACAAGCTAATCCAGGTTTAGATGTATCATTAAAGCGATCATATATGGAGAGAGAGGCAAAAAAAGCCTTATCTCAGCCTAGTTATGAGAATATATTTAGAAGATTACATCTTAATCAATGGACCACATCGGAAACTAGATGGATAAATGATACAGATATTGTAGCCTGCAATGGTACTATTTCAGAGGAGATGTTACTACAGAATCCCTGCTATGGAGGCTTAGACTTAGCATCTGTAAGAGATTTAACATGCTTATCTTTGTGCTGGAGGATTGGAGAAAAGATAATATTTAAGCATTGGACCTTTATCCCAGAGGATAAATTTGAGGGTAGAACTGCAGGAAACGATGGAGTAAATTACATGGATTGGGCAGAATATTTAGAGGTAACTCCTGGCAATGTAACAGATTACAACTTTGTTAAGGCTAAAATATTTGAAGTTTGCGAAAAATATCAAGTACAAAGTATAGCATTTGATAGATGGAACTCAAGCCAGTTAGTAATAGAATGTATAGAGGAGGGCTTAAAAATGAGTGCTTTTGGTATGGGTTATAAGAGTTTATCTCCTGCAGCAAAGGAAATAGAAGCTAAAGTACTTACAAATGATTTAATCTACTTTAATGATCCATTGATAAGATGGCAATTTAGTAATGTACAACTAGAAACAGATCCTGCAGGAAACATAAAGCCAAACAAGGCTAAAAGCTCAGATAAAATAGATAGTATTATGGCTATGTGCATGGCAGTAGGAGAGGAGATGTACTCTGAAGCTCCAGTAGTGAGTAAATACACTAGAGATGGTAAAGGCTTTTTTACCATTTAACTATTGCTTTATACAAAATTATTAATTAATTTGCAAAAAAATATATTTAATGGCATTTTTTGACTTTCTAAAAAAATCTACTAAAGCTCCAGAGGAGAGAAACTATGTAGATTATAGAATGGGATTAAATCTAAATCCTAAGCAGGTATTAGTTACTCCAGATTCTGCATTAACACTAACTGCAGTATATGCAGCAGTAAGAATTATAGCAGAAACTATAGCTCAATTACCATTAAATTACTATAAAAAAACTGATGCAGGGAGAGAGATAGATTCAGATAGCAGCCTGCAGTATTTAATACATTCAGAGCCAAACCAAACGCAAACTAAGTACGTTTTTTGGGATTGCTTTATATCTACTATGATACTCTATGGTAATGCCTATGCATATATAGAAAGAGATCAGAGAGGCTTACCATTAGCATTAACTTTAATACATCCAGACGATGTAAAGCTAATTATTAAAAATGGTAGAGTAACCTATGAGATTAGAGGAGGTGCTATTTACGATGCATCCGATTTTATACATATACCAGATATGACTTTAGATGGTTATAATGGTATATCTAGGATTACTATAGCTGCAGATAATATAGCTTTAGGTATAGCTGCACAAACTTATGGTAAAAATTTCTTTGAAAGTGGAGGTAAAATATCTGGAGTACTTAGGCATCCAGGACAATTAGGTACAGAGGCTATGCAGGCCTTGTCTGGGCAATGGCATTCTACTTATCATAGTGGATATAATGGCTCATTTAAAACTGCAGTACTAGAGGAGGGAATGGATTACAAGCCTATACAATTAGGCCCAGATCAAGCTCAATTCCTAGCTACTAGAAAATTTAGTATCTCAGAGATTGCTAGACTAATGAGAGTGCCACCACATTTATTAGGAGATTTAGAGAGAGCTACATTTAGTAACATCGAGGCACAAGGAATAGAATTTGTGCAGTTTTGTATAGCTCCTATTTTAGTTAAAGTAGAGCAGGAACTAAACAAAAAACTAATCTTTGAGAATCTAAAAGGGCAGCGATATTTTGAGCATTCAACTCATGCATTGATGAGAGGAGATTCTAAGAGCAGAGGGGATTACTATGCTAAGCTATTTAGTGTAGGAGCATTATCTCCTAATGAGATTAGAAGAAAAGAAAATTTGAACGATGCTAAAGATGGAGATGGGCATTATGTACCTATGAATATGATCAAAACGGATCAGAAACCTAAAGAGGTAAAGCCTAAGGAAGCTAATCCTAAAAAAGAAATAATTAAAGAGGATGAAACAGAAGAACTTAAAGAATAATTTAGAAGTTAGGCAATTTGAATGCCAGGAGTTAAGAGCTGAGAATACTGCAGAGGGTGTTATCGTTAGAGGTTACGCAGCAGTATTTGATAGCTTGTCTGAGGATTTAGGAGGCTTTAAAGAAACGATAAATAGATCTGCATTTGATGGAGTACTGCAAAACGATGTAGTAGCTTTATTAAATCATGATAACAATATAGTATTTGGCCGTACAAGCTCTGGAACTTTAAAGCTCTCAGTAGATGAGAGAGGATTAGTATCAGAGATTAAGATGCCTAATACACAGGCAGCAAAGGATACTATTGCTCTCATGGAGAGAGGAGATATATCTAAGATGAGTTTTGGATTCTATGTAGATAAGGATAATTGGGAGGAATCGGAGAGAGGTTTTGTTAGAGAGGTTAAGGAGGTAAAGAGGCTGGTAGATGTCAGCATCGTTACAAGGCCAGCCTATAATGATACATCTGTAGGATTAAGATCATTAGACTTATTTAAAAACAATAAGAAAGAGAATCCAGGAATAAGTAAATTAAAATTTAAACTATTAAAATTAAAGTAATGAAAAAAACTATTAAGCAACTAAAAGATTCTAAAAATGCTGCATTAAATACTATGCAGAATTTGATAGATAGTGCAGAATCTGAAGATAGAAACCTATCAACAGATGAGCAAAACGCATGGAATGAAGCAGAGAAAACTGCTACAGATATGACTGCTAGAGTAGATCGTTTAGAGCGTTCTATGAATCTAACTAAGACTCCTGTAGTGCCAGTTACATTTGAAACTCAAAACGTAGCAAAGAGTGATAAAGATCTAAAGAGATTTAGTTTTACTGCAGCTTGCCAGGCAGCTTACAATGGCCAAATGGATGGTATAGTAGGAGAGATGCATCAAGAGGCTAGAAACGAAAATAAAACTCGTTTGTTCAGAGGTGTAGGTATTCCATCTATTGCATTAGAACATAGAGCATCTCAAGCCTTACCAGCAGCTGCAGGTAATGTTCGACCAACAGAGGTAGGATCATTTATTGATCAGTTACAAAACAATTTAGTACTTGTTCAAGCAGGAGCTAATTTCTACTCTGGTATTACTGCAGATCGTAAATTTCCTATTATTGGTGGTATTACATCTGGCTTTATTGATGAAGCAGGTACATCAGCTCAAGCAGCAGCAGGTAATATAGATGAGATTACATTAAGCCCAAACAAGCTAATTTCTGTAGTATCTATGAGTGCAGAGATGATGACACAAAACGCATCAGCAGAGGCAGCTCTACAGAGAAACATGGCTCGCTCTATTTCTTCTACATGGGAGAAAGCATTACTACAAGATGCAGCAACTACTACAAATGGTCCTAACTCTATTTGGGCTACTGCAGATCAAGTTACTATGACTGGATCTCATTCTAAGCAGGAACTATTTGCAGCAGAGGGTAATATTCTTGCAAAGAACTTTAATCCTGCATCTGGTAACTTTAGCTATATTTTCAATGCAGGAGCATTAGCTAAATTGAAAGAGGAATCTGGAGTAGATTACGTACAGGCTTATGCAGACTATGCATCTAAGACTATAAATGGTTATCCATATTATGTAACACAGAACTTAGGATCTGCATCTCCTGCATTATCTGAGGCTATGATGTTTGGAGATTTCTCTGATGTACATTTAGCTACATTTGGTGGATTAGATATTATCTCTGATCGTTATACTGATGCTGCTAAAGGTTTATCAAGACTTGTAATAGTTTCTTTAGTAGATGGTAAAGCTGCTAGAGTTACTGCAGGATCTACTTCTTTAGTTACTGGAGAGGTAGCTTAATAGATTATTTAATAATGATAAGGGGAGTGGGGAATTCCTGCTCCCTTTTTTTATATCTAGGATATGAGAAATGCAAATATAGAAAACTACACAGATTCAGAGCCTATTAGTTTAGCAGAGGCTAAAGATTATCTAAGAGTAGATTTTAATAACGATGATACATTTATATCTGAGTTAATCTCTATAGCTAGAGTAAAAATATTAAAGGATACAGGCCAGGTAATGGGCTTACAAACTATTACTGAGTATTTTACAAATTGGGGTACTATTCCAACTACAGGAGGTAATTTAATTTTAAATTTATCTTACATGGGTTATTGGGATGGCTCTAATGATTTTATAGTAAAATATTTTGATATAAATAATGTAGAGCAGACATTAACTAAAGATACAGACTATTTAGTAATTCAGCACATGGGATTAATTAAGGTGCAGTTTATAAATACATTTAATACATTTGATAGATTAGATGCTATTAGTATTGAATATGAAATAGAGCCACAAAATGCAGATAGTATAAAGCCATTAAAGATAGCTATGTATTTATTAATTCAGCATTACTATGATAATAGATCTGCAGTATCATTTTTAAAAGTAGATGAGATGCCTATGGGATATTTTAATATAATTAATCAGTACAAAAATTATATTTGGCAATGATACAACCAGGCAGACTAAGATACAAAACTCAAATAAGTGTCCCAGATATTCAGCAGCAAAATGATTATGGAGATATGGCTGCAGATGGTGGTTTAAGCTATGAAAGATTTGCAGATATAAAATGGCTGCCTGGATCCGAAAAGATGTCTGCAGAGGTTTTAAACCTAGTTAAAAATGTGCAGTTTACATATAGATATGAATCTATAACAGAATTAATAGATCGCATAGATTCTATTACATATGATGGGGATTTATTTTATATTAAATCTGTAGAGTATAGAGGACAAGGAAACCAACAACTAGTAATAATTAAAGCACATACTGCAATAAACTAATGGCTATAATACCTACTACATCTATAACAGGAGATAAACAAGTAGATCAAATACTTAAGGCATTAGGTAGAGAGGCTATAAAGGATGCAGATATTAAAGCAGTATTAAGGAAAGTAGCCAGGCCTTTAATTAATGATATAAAAAGTAGAACTCCAGTAGATGAGGGAAACCTAAAGAAATCTATAGGAATTATAAAAGGATTAAAAGGGAAAAAAGGAAAGCCATTTGTAATAGTAGGGCCTAGATATTACAGCCCATATAAAGGATTTCATGCACATTTGATAGAAGCAGGATCTGATATGTTTAATGTAGGTTATTCTGGAACTAAAATGATTTTTCAAGCATTCCAAGGCTGGAAAGGAGGAGGATATACTGCAATGAAAGATCAGTTATTAGCATTGCTAGAAAAGAAACTAGAAAAGATTAAAAAGGTATGAGTGCTACAACTGGATTAAAAGTAGGTAAAGCTATATTTAATATTTTAACTAATGGCAGTACAATGAATTTAGATGGCATGGATGCTAATAAAATTCAACCAATGCCAATGCTAGCTCAAGGTAATCCTCAAATAGGTGTATTATATGAGCTTAGTGGAATATTACCTATAAATATAAAGAGATCATTCAGAGTACAAACTGCTCCAGTTTACATGGTAGATATATCAATAGAGGTTATACATCTAGACTATTCACAATGTACTATATTAGCAGATGCAGTATGCCAGGATCTACAAGGTGCATCTGGTACATTTAATACCATCAAAGTTAATGGATTTAATTTAGATGGAATGCAGGAGGGCTACAACAAAGAAAGAAAGTACTACTCAAAGCTGCTTAGTTTTCAAGCTAGAGTATTGCTATAAATAAATTTTTTAATTAAATTGCAAACAATAAAATAAAAAAAAATGGCAACAGGTTTAATGAATGGTACAGATCTTATAATTAAGGTAGGTACAGATAATACAAATGAGGTAATAGTAGCATCAGCTACTACATGCTCATTAGAGCTATCAATGGATGAAATTGATCAGAGTAATAAATCGTCTGGTGGGTGGAAAGCTATCATGGGTGGCCAAAGATCATGGAGTGTTTCTGCAGAGGCTTTATATCAAAATGAAGCAGTAGCAGGATCTAAATCCTATATTGATTTTTGGAATCATATAGCACAAGCTACAGCAGATGGTGCATTAGCCCGTACTCCAGTATATGTAGAGTTACAACATGCTAATGGAACTGCAGGAGATAACAATGTTTATTATTCTGGAGAGGCTTATGTTACTAGCTTATCTGTAAATGGTGGTACTGAGGACCAAGCATCCTATTCTATTTCTTTGACAGGTACAGGAGTACTAGCTGTAACAGATGTATAATGGCTAAAGCTACTCCAGTATTTATAAATGGCAAAGACTATCCAGTAAAGTATGGGATGGCTGCTCTTAGGGCTTTTAGTGATGCTACAGGTATTACATTAGGAGAGCTAGGATCTATAGGTAGTAACATGACTATTACACAAGCTTTAGCTCTAGTGTGGGCAGGCTTAAAAGATGGTGCTAGAGTTACTCAAAAAGATTTTAAACTCTCTATAGATGATGTAGCTGATATGCTTGACGATGATGAGGATGCTATGACTAAAGTACTAGCAGTCTTTGAGCATTCATTAGGAAAAAAGAAACCATCTAAGGTAAAAAAAAAGAAATAGGTACTATTGAAAGAGATCCTATTGATGATTTTGATCATTTAGAGAGAGTAGCTTTTGGATGGTTAAATCTTAGCCCAGATGAATTAGATGATTTAACTCCTAGAGAATTTAATAATAAATTTCAAGGCTTTGAGGAGCTGCAGGAGTTAAGAGATAGATCAGAATGGGAGAGGTTTAGAATGCATGCAGCAACTACATTAGCTCCACATACCAAAGGAGGTAAAGGAGTGAAGCCAGAAAAACTATGGCCATTTGCATGGGATAAAAAAGCATCTAAATCTACATCTACTAAAATGAGCCAGGAGAGGCTAGAGTACTTAAGCAAAAGATCTAAACTTATTAGAAATGGGTAGAGGAGTTAATTTAAGATTAGGAGCTGATATAACAGACTTTGAGGCAAAGATGCAGAAAGCATCCAAGAGCTTTAAAAAGACTGGTGCAGCTCTTAAAAAGACTGGTAAGGCTATGACTATGGGGCTTACTGCTCCATTACTAGCATTTGCAGGAGCATCTGTTAAGGCATTTGATACTCAAGCTAAAGCAGAGGCTAAACTAAACTCAGCTTTAAAAGGTAATGAGAAAGCTTTTAAATCTCTAAAAGTACAAGCACAGGAACTACAAAAGGTTACCATCTTTGGAGATGAGGAGACTATGGCTGCTCAGTCTATGCTAGCATCTATGGGATTAGAGGAGGAGGCAATATTAAGGCTTACTCCATTAATACAAGATATGGCAACTGCTAAAGGTATGAACTTATCAGCAGCAGCAGATCTAGTAGCTAAATCCGTAGGTAGTAGTACTAATGCCTTATCTAGATATGGTATTCAGATAGAGGGTGCAGTAGGAAGCCAGGAAAGATTAGAGTCTGCAGCAGAAGCATTAACAAAACAATTTGAGGGACAAAGTGAAGCAGCAGCTAAAGCCCCTT